CCGATCGTCGTGATGCGAGTCAGCTGAGGGCGCTCCGATGAGGAAGCAAGTGTCCCCGCACCCCCAGCCGACACTCGCTGAACCTTCTCCATCTCTTCGCGAGAAGGTCGTTCTTTAGATGCCGCTATGGGCGAGTTTTGGATCATGCGTCCGATGCTGGACGTCTCCGCGTTCTCGAGGAAGCTGGTCTTATTGACCGGGCTTGAGTTGCGGATCTCCTCGGCGTAGCCGGTCGCGATCACCTTCCCAGAGCTGTCGATCCCCTCGGCACGAAAGACGACGACGTCTCCGTCGTAGTGGTGGATCGAGGTGAGAATCTGACCCTCTGGATAGGCGGCCCACCAGCGGACGAGACGCTCGTGAACCGTCTCGTAGTTGTTCAAGTCGAAGCCCATTAGACGATCCTCCAGACGACCGCGTTCGTCCCGGTGTCGGTCTTGCGACGCTTCTGAGAATCCTCCACAAGCCCCAGCTCGACGAGTTCTTGGCGTCGCTTAGCCGCGCTCGAGCGAAGAATGCCGAGGCCTTCTCCGATCTCGTAATCGGTGGCCTCTTTGACGCGCTGAAGGTAGCCGAGGACCGCTTGACGTTGTCCCGGGCCTCGCTTGGAGGCTTTTCGGGCCGCTTGGCGCGGTGTGTCGAGATCCGTCTCGCGGTGGAGTTTGAACGCCGGCTTGATCTCGGCGATCTGCTCTCGGTAGATGCCTAGGCCTCGGGACGGTGCGAAGAGCTCTAGCTGGTCGCTCATGAGTGAGCCTCAAGGATCTGGATGACGCGGTCAAGTAGCGCGACGTCGGCGACCGGTGTCGGGTCTTCCAAGCTGAGCGAGTTTCGCATCGTGCGAAGACGCCGGATGATCGACGCGTGAGGATTCAGGATGTCGTCAATAAGCGATCGCTGTGCGCGAGTTAGTGGCGATTCATAGTCGTCGGGGATGTTGGTCACTTTGATGTCCTCCAAGGGTTCCAGCCCGAGTTGAAGAATATGGCGAGGGTAGCACGAAGTGAGATCTCCGGATCGAAGAGGTCCGAGCATTCGTCGAGTACGCCTTGAGCTTGGAGCCAGCCGATCGTCCACAGCGAGTTTGGTACGCACCAGTAGCCGTTGATCTGAGTGAGTCCATACGATCCGCCTACTGGGTCGGCGGCATTGAACGCGGTCGGAGCGCACGTAGGCCCTGACTCGCGGCTCATCACCTTCCGAAGCGTGTCGAGTTCCTCTTCTGGGAAGCCGATCGCTCGAGCTAGCGCCACAGCATCGTCACAGCTTGCGACGAGCTTCGGGATCGTGGTCGGTGGCGGTGCTGGAACTTCCTCGTAGCCGTTGTCGATCCAGATGGTCGTCGAGGTGACGCTGAGAGGGTCTGAGAGGCCTCTAGGAGCCTCCCAGAGCGACGAGAAGCCGAGGATCGCACTAACGAATACCCCGACGAGTTTGAGGCCTTGGAGGTTCATGGTGCGACCTCGAGGGCTACTGGGACGCCCCAAGTGTCCCAAGTCCACGATCTGAACGCGATCTGAGCGTCAAGGATTTGTCCGGTCTCCGGGTTGCGGAAGATCTGGACGAGCACTTGCTGTCCGTTAGGTAGGGAGCCGACGAGCGGCTCATAGGTGAACGTAGGTAGATCTGCCATGAGGCTCTCCTTCTGTCGGTGATCCCACCTTAGGGGATCGGCTCGAGTTAGTCGAGGATGGTCCCGAAGACCTTGAGGAATGCGGCTTTGACGAAGATGACCGAGTCGGCAGCTTGGGGAGTGATTTCCACGTGGAACCACGAGCCCCCGGGGGCTCCGTTGATCGTGGGCTTGGTGTATTTCTGCCACTTTTGACGGTCGCATCGGTAGCCGCGCCCGTACTTTGTCGGGAAGTAATCGAGGACAGCCTCGACGCCGAGCGTGTTCGCGTTCTTGACGACGGTCTCGATGAACTTGAGGGCCTCAGCTCGATTCGCGGTCGGGTGCTCCTTGGTCTTGAGGAAGCTGAGATCGACAGCTCGTCCCGTCGCGTGAACCGATAACGATCCGGGCTTACCTTTCATGTCGCGCTGACCCCAGCTCCCGTTATTCCAGAGAGCTCCATTCGAGGCGTGGATCGCTTGACGAATCCATTCGTTCATGCCGATCCGCTTGTAAGCCGATGGACCGTCGGCGTTCCCGGTGTACGGTCTCGAGCCAACGACGTCCGGCTTCGCGGGGATGAGCGTCACTTCGAGGACCGACCGAACGCTTGATCGGATGGGTTGAGCCAGCGAAGAAGCGGCGGGGCTACTGCGGCGATCGCGGCGGCGACAAGATCGCGAACCGTGACGTCGTTCGGTCGAGCGAGGTACAGCGCAAGCGCGGCTCCGATCGCGGATCGTGCGTAGCTGGCGATCATTGACTTATGTTCCGGCTTCATGACTGGCCTCCATGATCCTCGATGTGAGAGTCGATCTTCTGCTCGATGCGACCTAGAGCTCGATGGACGGTCCCGTGATCTTCGCGGTTCTCTTTGCCGAGTTTATGAATGAGCGCAACGACCACAGAGAAGCCCCCACCGATAAGAGCCACCAGAATCGGACCATCCATCGCATCACGCGCTGATCTCTGCGACGACGATCGTCGAGGCGTAGCGAGCGAAGTTTGTGGCGTTCGTGTCGGTGCTCGAGCGGTTGATGTAAAGGGTTCCGCCGGCAATATCGGCGGCTTGGGCCGAGTAGGTCGTTGCCGAGGTCGTGGATGGGCTGTCGAGGTAGAGCATCGTGACGGGGACGACGTCGTTAGCGTCGATGGACTGAGCGCCTGTAGCTACTTGTCGGCGTGACCCGGCGGCGTCGCCACGATATGCGGTGGCGGTGTTGCCGCCTGTGAGACCAAAGATCGCGCGATTACCGCCATTCGCTCCATAGTTGAGTGAGACGTAAATAAGGATCTTTGAACTTGTCGATGATGGGGTGATCGTGGCTGAAAGTCCGGTGATCGTGGTGAGCGTTCCGGATGCGCTTGAGTCGGTGTAGGTGTCCGTCTTGGTCGTGCTGACTACTTGGAGCACACGAAAAGCCCCGCGTAGGTTGTTCATCTCAGCGGCGGTCAAGACCTGCCCGCTGGTAAATGATGATGGGAGTGTGGTTGGGGTTGCAATAGTTGCTCCTTATGCGACTTCGAATAGCAAGACGCCGCCTATTGAGACGCCGCTTGGGTTGCTTACCCATGTCGGATACACGAGTTTGATGCTGAATGTGTCGTTAGCCGCAAGCGCGACAGAAAGTGCGCCGTTTACGAACTGCTTAGTGCCGCTAGTGTTGCCGACGCTCGCGATCAGATAGTCGGTCGTGTCGTTCACGCGCACATACGTTGAGATCGTTTCGCTAGTTCCAGCGCTTGACGCTACCCAAGTCAGGGTCGCTGCGGTGATCGTTCCAGCGACTGGCGCGATGTAGTTGGCGTTAGCGTAGGTGCTTTGTTGCGCGACGGGCGCACCGCTTATGTAGCGGGTGGTGGCATCGGTCGGATTTGTGCTGGTGGACTGAAAGAAGAACATATCCGTCACAACGGTAGTCGGTGTTGGCGTTGGTGCGGTGGACGCCAGCGCGTTAGTGCCGTCAAGCGTTCCGTAGATCGCGTCATTCAAGATCAGCGGGTAGAGGACGGTTGTAGGGCTGGTGTAGAACGTGATCCTGTGCCCGGTGCTGTAGTCGATGGAATGCTCTACGCCTTCAACGGCGAGGTATTGGGCGAGGCTGGTCGTGCCTGTGCCCGAGGGGAATGTTTTGCTGATGCTGATCGTGTCGCCAACATCGACGATCGCTATCGCGTCACGTTGAGCTGTGGTGAGCGACGCGAACGAGGTGCTGACGTCGGTGTACCGGGCCTGTGGCTCAGGGTCGAGCAGGTAGGCGGCGGCGTCGCTGATCTGCGTCGCGTCATGGAGAAGGCTGTTCGTGATGCTTTCCGTTTGAATGAAGTAGGTGGCGATCGAGGCGGTATCGCTGTCGGTGCTCGATGTCCCGTTGAGGCCTTGGAGGTAGACACGGTTTACTACTTGATCTGCTTCGAATGTGATGCCGACGTTGTCGAACGGGGTTGCGGTGTTGGTGTCGTCGAACTCGACGCTGACCGGGTTCAGGGTGCTTCCGATGCGGTCTTGGAATGTGAGGACGCCTTCACGCGACATGAAGAGACGCCCGAACTCGGCGGTGTCGTTGATCTGGGCGAGATAGGCGAGGACGTTTGTGCCTTGTGGGACGGTGTAGGGGCTGTCGTGTCCGAGATCGACTGTTCCGGTGGAGATGTTGCGGGCGGTGGGCCCGGTCGGATAATCCACTTCTGGGAGATTCAGGACGGTTTCGATGCGTTCGCCTGAGGTTTCTGGGCTGACGTTCAGCTCGTCCATGACGGTTTGCGCCAGCAGATAGAAGTCGTCGGCGCAATACACGGAGACCGTGTTCAGGCCTCCGAGGACGAAAGAGTAGTCATAGTTCACGATTCTCCCCGCGAAAAGTAACTCGGGGACGTTGCTCGCGTCGTATCTGTAGAGACGGACACGGCGCAACGGGGCGAGTCCCGGCACGTTTTCGTAGGTGTCGTAATAGGGGCTTTCGGTGTCGAATGGGTTGAAGACGCCTCCGGAAAGTGTGTCGTTTAGCGTGAAGCTCATCGTTCCGGCGGAGAACTGGTCGCCTTGGTCTTGGCGTCCGCGTTTGATGTTGATGTTGAGTGTTCCGTCTGTGACGTCGGCGAATGTGAGAGCCCCGTCAAGGACTCCTGCGGTCCCATTGAGGAGGCCTTTGATCGGGTCGTCGAGTGTGAAGGCGTCGGTTGCGAAGCCTTGGTCGATCTGGAGGGAGTAGTTCCCGGACTGGACGATCGACGTAGCCATTACGCGACGAGTATGTTCGCTGGCCCGTTTTGCCGGTTGTAGGCCTTGATCGCATCGACGACGGCTCGACCGATCTCAGCTGAGGTTCCGACGCCACCTTGGACGGTGATGTTGTAGGTCGCTCCTACGCCCCCGGCGCGGTTGAGCGGGATCACGGCTTCGGGGCCAGCTTCGCCGATCATCGCGAGGGTCGGTCCTGTGACGATTCCACCTTCTGCCAGCATTGGGATCTGTGGGACGGAGAAGCCTTTCCCGCCGAGTCCGGGGACCCAGTCCGGGATCTCGAATGAGAGTTTGCCGATCGTGTTGTTCCAGAGTTTTGCGATGGTGTTGAAGACGGTCTTGTAGATGCTGAGGACGGTTTCGACGTACTTGGTGAGGAAGTCGATGCCTGTGGTGACGGCGGTCTTGATGAATCGGAAGACGGTATCGACGATGTTTCGGACGCCCTCGAACTTGAAGTAAAGGGCGGTAAGGATCGCGATGAATGCGACAACGGCGAGAATGATGAGGCCGAGCGGGTTGGCGTTCAGTAGGACGTTCCAGACGAGAGTTAGGCCGTTCACTATGGTTTGGATCGCGGACCATGCTTTCATGGCGGCGTTGAGGACGAGAATGGTTCCGGCGAGTCCGCCGATCGCGCCGGCGATGACGAGGAAGAGGGTCGTGTTGTCTTGGAGCCAGCCTCCGAGTTGTGTGAGGTAGGGGAGGAACTTTTCGATGACCGGGATGAGGGCCGCGCCGATCGACTCTTTGGCTTCTGAGACGGCGATCCCGAAGCGTTGGAACTGTCCCTGAGCTGTGGCGGCTTGGGTTGCGGCGGCTCCGCCGAACGTGCCACCGAGGACGCCCATGATCGTATTGAGATCCGCGCCTTCCTTGATGAGGTTCCCCATCTCCGGGGTGAGAGTGCGTAGGGCCTTGAAGTTGCCTTCCTGAGCTTTCGCAAGCGCATCAGAGACGCTCGCGAGATCCTTTCCGGAGCCGACCGAGATGTCGAGGGCGAGACCCATGAGATCCTGTGCTTCGGCAACGTCTTTTGTTCCTCGAGCAAGGTTCGCCATAGCTGGGCGAAGCTGATCGTCGGCAATACCGGACGCCAGACTCATCTTTGAGATGAAGTCCTCGGTCTGCTTGATCTGATCCTTAGACGCTCCGGTCGAGTTCTCAAGAGCGAGGGCCAGCTGATCCTGCGCGGCGGCGTCCTCGATCGCGCCCTTGGTGGCGTCAAAGAGGGCGACTCCGAGGGCTCCGACGGCGGCGGCGGCTGGAAGCGCGGCTTTTTTCAGGGCGAACGCGGACTTGGCTCCTACGCCTTCAAGCGACTGGAACTCCTTGATCGCTTTGTCGAATCCTTTTGAGTCAAACTCGGAGATGATGGGGACGATTACCGCCACGACTAATCTCCCCGGACGAGACGCTTATTGACGTCTTCCATGACGCCCTGAATGACGTCGAGAAGCTCAGCTTCGACGCGTCCTTCTTCTGAGTCCATAGCGTTCCACATTACTCGCGATGGGGTTCCGAACTTGGACGTTAGGGACTGTCCGAGGCGTCCGTTAGATGCGAAGTCGAAGATCGTGGCGACCGCATCGACCCACTTGACGGAGAAGACGGCGAGGTTCACTTTTGTCCCTTGATATTCCTTGACCTTTTTTGTGTTGATCACTTGGCGGATGTCGCCGTTCGGGTTCCAAGGAAGAAGGGGAGCTCGACGTCCGCTAGGCGTCCAGTTTCGCGCCATGCCGGAAAGCGGTGGCCCGAATGGGATTCGTCCTTTGGCGGTCTCGACGACCGGCTGAGTGATTCGCTTGAAGTCTTTGGTTACTTGACGGCGAGCAACCTTGTCGAACGAGTTGAGTTCCTTCAGGGCCTCTTTGAGCCCGACAACGGAGACGTTCGTTTCGACGTTCATCGCTTGCTCCTTTTGTTGGCGTCCTCTAGGACTTTAGCGAGCGTGATGAGGTCTCGAGTGTCGAAGGTGTCCGCGTAGTAGGTGGGGGACCATCCGGTAGCGGCGACTACTTCCGCTAG